AAAATGAGAATATTAGTATTTTTATTATCAATATTTAGTTGTGGAACATACAACAAAGAAGTTAAAGAAAAAAAAAATAAGAAAACTATAAATAAACCTAAAACTGAAACTAAAGATATATCAAGGCTTGAGATAAATGATAGTAAATTTAAAATAAAACAATAATGAAAAAGATATTAGCTAAATTATTCGGTGGAGTTGGTTCTAATATTGCAGAAAAAATATCTAATATAATAGACAAACATACTTTTAGTAAAGTTGAAAAAGCTGAATTTGAAAAAGAAATGACAGAGGTTTGGATAAATGCCGAAGCTGATATACAAAAAAATATTACAGACAGGTGGAAAAATGATATGAATAGTGATAGTTGGTTAAGCAAAAATGTAAGACCTATTGTATTATTGTTTTTAGTTATATCAACTGTACTAATGGTTTTTATTGATGCAGGTATAATATCATTCGAAGTTAAAGATAATTGGGTGGACCTATTGCAAATGGTTTTAATCACTGTAATAGGAGCATATTTTGGTGGTAGGTCTTACGAAAAAATAAAAAAATTATAGCAAATTAAAAATAAATTATATATTTACAAAGCTAATAGCAAAACTTGCACAACCTAATAAAGATGGACGGTGCTTGGAACAGGTACTTAAATTATTTCTTTTTTGTAGGCTTTTTTCTTTGTTTTTCTTTTTGTCCTTTTTCTTTTTCTTTCTTTTTAGTTATAATTAATAGTATATTTAAAATAAATATTATAATAAATGAAAAAAATTTCAAGAAAAAATTTAGTTAAACGACTTGATACAGTATTTTCTTTATATATAAGACTTAGAGAAGCTGATAATGAAATGGTGGAATGTTTTACTTGTGGAAAAATTAGTCATTACAAGAAAAATATGCAATGTGGCCATTTTCAATCAAGAGGTGCATACTCTACACGATGGGACCCAACTAATTGTCAAGTTCAATGTTATGGTTGTAATGTAATGCAACAAGGTAGACAATATCAATTTGGTTTAAATTTAGAAAAAAAATATGGCGAAGGCGTTGCTGAAAAATTACTTATAAAATCTAAACAAACAGTTAAATATAGTAATGATGATTTACAAGAAATGATTTTGTATTATAATAATCTATTAACTCAATATTTACTATAAAAATTTGTTTTATCAATATTAATAATATATCTTTGATATGTTCTGTTTCGTTTTATCCTTAGTTAAAAGGGGTTAATTAATTTTAACCCTTTTTTTTTATATGTTAATTTATTTTTATATATTTGTTTTAAATATAAAATATATATTATGAACAGAACAATTTCATACGAAGAACATTATGTACAAGTAGGTTTTTATCAAACTATTATAAAACAAAAAGAAAAAGAGGTAAACGATTTACGAGACCAATTAAAATTATCTAATGATTTATTAATAAAATCAAAAGGTATAATTGAAACAGTAAAAGCTAAATTAGAAGTATCACAACAAAACAGAATAACAATATGAAAACAAATATTTACTCAAAACTTTACGACTTACAAAACGAACTTGGTGCAATTAGCAAAGATGCTACAAATCCATTTTACAAATCTAAATACTTTGACATTAATTCATTAATAGGTCAATTAAAACCATTATTACAAAAACATAATTTGGTATTAATACAACCTATAACAGATAATCAAGTTAGAAGTGTTATTGTTGATTTAGATGGTGGTTCTGTAGAATCATCAATACAATTACCAAATGATTTAGATGCACAAAAATTAGGAAGTGCTATTACTTATTTTAGAAGATATACATTACAAAGTTTGTTAGCTTTACAAGCAATAGATGATGATGGAAATTTAGCTATAAAAAAAAATAAAAAACCTATATTGTTAGATAATACACCTCAATTTAAAAATGCACAAAAAGCATTAGGGAATGGTAAAACAATAAATGATATACAGGAACATTATATTATTAATAAAGATATTGAAATTAAACTATTAAAATTTAAATATGAATAAATTAGACACAGCTTTATTGTTAAAACTCAATAAAAAAGACAAAGAGTTATTACAACAAAAAGCAAAAGAAAAAAGAATGTCCTTATCAGGATATATTAGAACAGAATTATTAAACAATTAAATATAAAAACTATGGGAGCAATTATTAATGCAAGTATTAGAGTCGACAAATTACCTAAAGAAAAATTTGTAAAAGGAAAAGATGGTGCAGTTTATTATAATCTTACTATTTCACTAAACGATGAAACAAGGTATGGTAATAATGTAGCTATTATGGATTCACAAACGAAAGAGGAACGTGAAGCTAAAACACAAAGAAACTATCTTGGAAATGGAAAAGTTGTTTGGACAAATGATATAATCAAATTAGCAGAAAAAGAACAAGTAGTTCAAGAAACAGCTAATGATGATTTACCCTTTTAAAAATGTAATGTACCCTACGAGAGGAAAACAGATATAGAATTATATCAAAATATTATTTACATTTAAAAATTGGAGGATTAAAAGTCCTCCTTTTTTTTTTATATATTTAAACAAATGCAATTAAGATTAGACGAACAACAAACAGAACAGTATTTAATAATGCAAGCAATCGAAGAAGATTGTATTATTAATGCAAAAGAAAAAATAGAATATCCACCTGTAGCAATATCACTTGGAGAAAATTTAATTAAAACATCTAAAGGAGATTTATTACTACCTATACCTATAGGAACTTATGGTAATTTTTCATTTGTACAAGCTCCACCAAAAACAAAGAAAACATTTTTTGTTTCTTTAATGGCATCTATTTATTTAGGTGGTCAAAATAACTTTGGTGGTAATATTAAAGGACATAGGGAAGATAGAAATGTTATACACATAGACACAGAACAAGGTAAATGGCACGCACAAAGAGTTTTTAAAAGAATATTGGATATGAACACTTTTGATTATTCAGAAAATTATCATACTTTTGGATTAAGGACTTTAAATCACAAAACAAGAATCGAGTTCATTGAATATTGTTTAGAACATAAAGTTGCAAAAACAGGTTTATTAATTATTGATGGCATAGCAGATTTAGTTTCAGATGTTAATAACATTGAAGAATCAAATGCTTGTGTACAAAAAATAATGGAATGGAGTGCAAAATATAATTGTCATATTATGTGTGTAATACATTCTAATTTTGGCTCAGATAAACCTACAGGACATCTTGGTTCTTTTTTAGAGAAAAAAACAGAAACACAAATACAACTTGAAGCAAACACAGTTAACAGAGAATGGGTAACAGTGAAATGCAAACGTAGTAGAGGATATTCATTCGAAACATTTAGTTTTAAGGTAAACGAAATTGGACTACCTGAAATCATTGGGGATTTATATGACCCTTTGAAAAACTAAATAAATATGATTAATTTCTTATCGGAGATTTTTAAAAAACATAAAATTTGGATAGACATTGTATGTACTTTTGGCTGTAATAAAGAAACAGCAGAAGATATTGTACAAGAAATGTATATTAAAATTGATAAAAAAATTAAAAATGGTTTAGATATTAATTTTGGTAATAACGACTACAATTATTATTATATTTTTAAAACACTAAAAACTCTTTTTTTAGATTTAAAACGTAAGGAATCCAAAGTTAAAATAGTTGATATTGATACAGCTAATAAACATTTATCTAATTTTGATAATAGAGATTATGATGTAGTTTATCAAGACATACAGAATCAATTAAACAAAATGTATTGGTATGACAAAAAGGTTTATGAAATAATTGAGAGTGGTGAAAGTATTGCACAATTATCAAGAAAATCTGGCATTCCATATTATTCGTTATATAATACATACAAAAAAGTTAAATTAAAATTAAAAAAACTATTATGAAATTAGGTGACTTAATTTATTACATAACTAAATATACAGGTATAAAATTTATTGTCGATTGGTATTCTAAAAAAACTGGTAAAGATTGTGGTTGTGATAAAAGAAGAAAAAAATTTAATGAAATTAAAATTAAAAGATGGTAAAATTTAGTAAAGATGATTATAAATTATGGAGTAAGTTCAGAGATTCAAAACACGCAACCATTAATCGTGGAGAATTTCGTTTGGTATGTCTCTTGCACTCACAATATTACAAGCATAAATACTACGAACCTTGTACTTGTTCCCCCAAAACAATAAATAAATGGATAAAAGAATTAAATGTTTTATGGAACAATGGGAATTAAAACTATACAAAAGCTTGAGCAAACAGTAGTTAAATTTTTAAACTTTGATGGTTGGAATTTAGAATGGTCTGGAGAAGGTTTTAAATCTTATGATGCTAAAGGTTTTACAAGTAAAGGAGTTCCTTGTGTAATTGAAATGAAATTTAGAAAAAAGTATTACGAAGATAAAATGCTTGAAAAAGCTAAGTATGATAAATTAATGGAAATGGATAAAGATATTGTAAAACTTTATTTTGTTAATGACCCTAAAGGAAATTTTTTATATTGGTTAAATAAAATTAAATTACCAAAAACCGTAGAAATGTATTGCCCTGATACAACTATTTGGACTAAAAAAAGATTATTAAAACCTGTTTATCTTTTAAAAGAAAACCAAGCAAGTAAAATAAATTTAAATATATGAAAGTTGGAATAACTTTTAGCACTTTTGATTTGTTTCATATAGGACATATTAAAATGCTTGAAGAAGCTAAACAACAATGTGATTATTTAATTATAGGATTACAGATTGACCCATCAATAGATAGAAAAAACAAAAACAAACCAACACAAAGTATTGTCGAAAGATATACACAATTAAAATGTTGTAAATATATTGATGAAATTATACCATACGTTTACGAAAAAGATATTATAGACATAATACAAACATATAATATAGATGTTAGAATTATAGGAGAAGAATATAAGTACAAAATGTACACAGGCAAAAATGAGTGTAAAAATTTAGGTATTAAGTTATACTATAATAAAAGACAACATAGGTTTTCATCATCATATTTACGTAAACATATTTATTATACAGAAAAAAATAAAAAATAATTATACTATTAAACATATTTTGTATATATTTGTTATATAATAAAACAAACAAAATGTACGAAATAAAAAATTACACTAAAGAATACTACATTAATCACAAATTAATTGGTACAATTATCTTAGAAAAACCTGACAGAGAAAAACTTGGTTACCCTGGTAAAAGATTAGAGGTTATAACAGAAGATATTATATTCAAAAAAAGAATATACAAAGCAGGTACAGAATTTTATACAGAAACATCTCCTATCTGTGGTAAATTAAAAGGTTCATTAAAAGAAAAATTTCAAATATTAGCAAACTCAAGAATAAAATTTTAATTATGAAAAAACTGGATAAATACAAAACAAATTTAACATTATTAGGTAACTGGGTATATAGTTATAGTACTCACGTTGCAACAATAGAAGACAATAAACTTATTCAATTAGGTTATTGGTCACAAACAACACAAAAACATATCAATTATGTTGCTAAAGAATTAGATTTAGATTTAATAAAATGAAAAAAGAAATTGCAAAAGAATTAAAAGATTTTACAGATGTAGTTTGTAAAAGGTATTCAAATAAAGACAGAGTTAATAATTTTAATAACGAAACATTTAAAGTTGAAGAAATAATACCAACAAGTGACCATACTGCTACTGTTATTTATGAAAAAAATACTTTTAAAAGAGCAGCATTCTTCTTTTATTATATACCAAGACAAAAAAAATGGCATTATTTTGTTCCTACTGATTCACATATAAATGGAATGAATTGTTTTGCTAATCAAAAAATAGAAGTCGAAAGACATAATTATAAATATAATTTTAATTAAAATAATGGCACATCAACCTAACGCATTTGAAAATCAAATTTTTGACCATTACAGGCAAAAAGCTAACGAAATTAATAAATCAATAGAATTATTAGTACAACACAATTATACTGTTGTTGACTTACAAGGTCAAATAATAAATAAAGAAACTATACACAACGATAAAAAACCTATTGTTTCTTCTCCACGATATACAAAAAAAAATAAAGAATGATATTGTTATTTGATGCAGATAGTTTAGTATTTGCAAGTTGTTGTAGAACAAAACAATTTCCTGATGAACTTCCTTATTACACAAATTTATCTGATGCTATAAATAAATTTGATGAGCAATTTATGAAAATAGTAAACGACTTAGAGGAAAGTTATGATATTGAAAAAATAATAACCTTTAATGGTTGCAGAGGTAATTTTAGGAAATTAATAACTACTAACTATAAAGCAAATAGAAAGAAACAAGAGTTACCACCATTACTACATAAAATGCACCAATACGTAAAAGATACTTATGAAAGCAAATTTGGTTTTGGTATTGAAACAGATGATATGGTAGCAAGATATTGGTACACATTAAGCCAAGAATTTGGTAGAGATAATGTAATGATTATTTCAATAGACAAAGATTACAAGCAGTTCCCTTGTTTAATGTATAATTACCACCCTAAAACTAAAAAGGTATTAGATATAACACAACAAGAGGCATTGTATAATTTCTATGAGCAAATGATAATGGGCGATACAGCTGATAATGTGAACTACTTTAGAGGTAAGGGTAAGAAATTTGCAGAGAAATACTACAAAGATTGTACTACAAAATATCAATACACTAAAAAATTATATGAATTATTTAAACAAGAATATAAAAGCAAAGCAAAATTAAAATACATTGAATGTTATAACCTTTTAAAATTACGTACAGAATGAAAACAAAAAACTTAAAAAATAAAAAAGTAAAATTTATACCTTGTAGTGAGTTTGAGCAAACTTATAGATGGCATAAAACAAATAAGGGAAGTCAAACAAAAAGAGTAAAATGAGACAATTTGTACCAATTAAAAAAAACAAAAAAACAAATAAACAAAAAGCTATTTGCAAAAAACAAAGAGAGCGATTTGTTGAAGAAGATAGAAAACCCAAAGTTAAACGAAATGGTATTTTATGCAAGAACAAAACAACGTAAAGGACTATTCTTATTTTATGAAATATAAAAACAATTTAACTCAATTTATAATTCATAATTGTACATACGAAAAAAACAAAAAAAGACACGGTAGAATAAATTTTAATGAAAGAGAACTATTAGGATTATTAAAAGAATTAGCTGATATTAGTTTGTATATTAAGCACTTAGATAAATAAAAATTTAAATTACGTTATATATATAGTTATGATAGAAAAAATAAACATTAAAAAGATTTTTCAAAATCCTATGAATCCAAGAATTATTAAGGATTTTAAATTTAAAAAATTAGTAAATAGCATCAAAGAATTTCCTGAGATGTTAGAGTTAAGACCTATTATTGTAAATCAAGAAGGTGGTATTATTGGAGGAAATATGAGATACAGAGCTTGTAAAGAGCTTGGACTTAAAGAAGTTTTTATTATAAGAGCAGAAAACTTAACAGAAAAACAAATTGAACAATTTATTATAAAAGATAATGTTGGCTTTGGAGAATGGGATTGGGATATGATTGCTAATGGTTGGGATACACAAGAGATTACTGATTGGGGATTAGAAATTAAAACATTTGGAGAAAATATTGCAGATGATGAGTGGGTAGGTATGCCTGATTTTGAACAAGAAGATAATATGCCTAAAAATAGAATTATGGTGTCGTTTGAAAATGATAATGATAGAATAGAGTTTGGAAAATTAATAGGACAAAATATAACTAAAGATACAAAATCAATATGGCATCCTAAGTTAACAATGGACAAAGTAAAGGATTTAAGATATTAAAATGAATCCACAATTTCCATTATACTTACCATCAAAAGGCAGATACGAAATTAGATTAACAAGTGATTATCTAATTTATATGAAAGTTCCACATTATATTGTAATTGAAGAACAAGAATATGAATTATACAAAAAACATATTAATAGTAAATTAGTTACATTATTAATATTAGATAAAAAATATCAAGAAGAATATGAAACCTTAGATGATTTAGGAGATACAAAAAGTAAGGGACCCGGTGCAGCAAGAAACTTTGCTTGGCAACATTCTATTGATAATGGCTTTGCTTGGCATTGGGTAATGGATGACAACATAAGTGCATTTTATAGAGCACATAAAAACAGACAAATAAAAGTAAGTAATGGTGCTATATTTAAAGCTATGGAGGATTTTTGTTTACGTTATGAAAATCTTTATATGGCAGGACCAAACTACTATATGTTTCAAGTAGCAAAACAAAAGCGACCACCATTTGTAGCTAATACAAGAATTTATAGTTGTAACTTTATTCGCAACGATATTCCTTATAGATGGAGGGGTAGATATAATGAAGATACTATTTTAAGTATTGATATGTTAAAAGATGGTTATTGTACAGTACAGTTTAATGCTTTCTTACAAGCTAAAGTAAGAACAAGTGTATTAAGAGGTGGAAATAGTGGAGAATTTTATGACAAAGAAGGTACGTTGCCTAAATCAAAAATGCTTGCAGATGTTTATCCTCAATATAGTAAAATTAAATGGAGATTTAGTAGAGTACATCACTATGTAGATTATAAACCATTTAAAAATAATAAGTTAATAAGAAAAGTAGATGTAAATTGGAATGAATTAAAATCAAATAATTACGGAATGAAAATAAAAAAAATTAAATAATGAGTACAGCAAATGATGCACAATTAAATTCACTAAGAAATAATTTTAATGACTTAGTTTCTAAAAAGAAATTTTTAGGTAATAGTAAAAAAGTAATATGGCATTCAAAAAGAAGATTTTCGAATATATAAAATAAATTAATGGACAAAAGTAGACACATAAAAAAGGAATCAATGTTAAAAGCATTGGAGCATAGTTTAGGAGTTGTTACAGTAGCTTGTAGAAATGCAGAGATACCAAGAAGTACATTTTATAAATGGCTAAACGAAGATGAAGATTTTGCTAAAGAAGTTTTAGACATAGAAAACATAGCACTTGATTTTGCTGAAAGCCAATTACATACACAAATAAGAAAAAACAATACATCAGCAACAATATTCTATTTAAAAACAAAGGGCAAAAAAAGAGGTTACATTGAACGACAAGAAATAACAGGAGCAGATGGTATGCCTACTAACTTTCAAATAGAGATAATTGACAAAACCGAAGATACAGACTAATATAGTTTATAAACATCTTGTAAATAGCGATAAGAAAATTGTAGTTGAGCAAGGAGGAACTCGTAGTGGTAAAACATACAATATACTTTTGTTTATTATATTCCACTATTGCACACATAATAAAAATAAGATAATTACTATATGTCGTAAAACATTTCCAAGTTTACGAGCAACTGTATTAAGAGATTTTTTACAGATATTAAATCATTACGAAATATACAGAGATGAATTCCATAATAAAAGTAGTAGTGAATATCATCTGTTTGGAAACTTAGTTGAGTTTACATCTCTTGACCAATCACAAAAGATTAGAGGTCGTAAAAGGGATTTACTATTTATTAATGAAGGTAATGAGTTATATTGGGAGGATTGGCAACAGCTAATATTTAGAACACAAGAACGTATTATACTTGACTTTAACCCATCTGATGAATACCATTGGATTTATGATAATGTTATAACAAGGGAAGATTGTGCATTTTATAAAACCACTTATTTAGATAATCCTTTTTTAGAAGATATAATTAAAGATGAAATAGAAAGGTTAAAAGAAACAGATGACCAATATTGGCAAATTTACGGATTAGGGGAAAGGGCAAGTAGTATTAATACTATATTTAAATATGCAGAGGTAAATAAAATACCAGAGGATGCTAAGTTAATAGCTTATGGTATGGACTTTGGCTATAGTAACGACCCTACGACACTTGTAAGTGTGTTTGTTATGGAACATAACTTATATATTAAAGAGCATTTATACAGAACGCAAATGACAACACAAGACATTAATAAATTTTTAAGGGAACAAAACTTATTAAGCAATCCAATATATGCTGATAGTGCAGAGCCAAGACTTATAGCAGAACTAAGAAGAATGGGGCATAATATATTCCCAAGTTTAAAAGGTAAGGATTCAGTTAATGCAGGTATTGATTTATTAAAGAGATATAAACTACATATTACATCTGACAGTAATAATGCTATACAAGAGTTCAGGAATTATAAATGGAAAGAGGACAGAAGTGGTAAATTAATTAATGTTCCTGAAGATAAACACAACCATATTATTGACCCCTGTCGTTATGCTACCTACTCTATATTATCACGACCTAACTTTGGTAAATATGCTATACGATAAAAAGTGTACTAAATGTGGTAATAAATACACATACATAGGTTCTGCACAGAATGGTTTTATGTGGTTATGTAAAAAATGTAACCATATAGATTGGGCACCTAAAAAAAAATAATACATATATTTTTCTGTTTAATATATTATATATATATTTGTTATATAATAATAAAACAAACAATATGAAAAAATTAAATCCTATACAAGCACAATACATAAAAGATTGTGAGTTATTACAAGCAT